ATCCTGCATTCCAAAAAGTTATAGCTCTCATTACTGAAGTCAACGCATTTATAACTTCATAGGCATCCTGTCTTGATTGAAGAATAGTGTTGCAGCTAAATCTAGGTTCTTGTCCTCCTAATCCATCGTCTACTAATTCAGAGCAATAAACAGAGGCACTATAAAAGGCAAACTTATCTAGTTGAGATTCTGTTATATGATCTCCCAATCCATATCTAGTGTTTGTTAACAGGTCAAATAATATCCAAGCTGGATCACTTGTCCAATGTGTTGTGGTAGTAAGCGTTCCATTGAAAGTACCTGAGTAAGTTATTCTTCCTGTTGCTGCATCTACAGTTCCATTATGAGGTATCTTTATCTTTACTCCACGCACTTTATACATTCTTGCTGGAACAGACGAGAATTGCTCAGAGTCAAACCTCAAAGCTACATGAGCTATATCAGGATAGGGTCGTTGTTCGTCAATGATTTGAGTAAAGGATGAAAACGCAAATTCATCTCTTAACTTGGTAGGATCTTCAGCGTTATCCGTTACTCTTTCAACAGTTATTGTTATAGGAAAAGTACTAGGAGTTCCAGTATTGGCATCGAGTAAATTAATTCTATAATCTCTCGCATATGAGGATGAACTTCTTCCTGTTATAGTGTCATCTATAGGAGTGCTTGTTGTACCGTCACCTTGAAGAATATTTATTTTTAACCTTACTGATGTACCATTTACATCGCCATTTGTTTCAAACTTCTGTAAAGAATTGAATTTAACAGTAACCCTTACAGCATCAACATTTGAATTTGTTATTTGTCTTGATATAGGTGTTCCTTTTTCTACTTTTACTCCTACATTTGTTTCTGTCTCAATACTTGCAATCCCAGAAATAAAAGTTTGATTATTAGTTCCAAATCGAGGTTCAAATCCTATGTTTTGAAAGTTAAAATCTGTATCTTGAAGATCAGTTACATCAGCATTAGCTCTTAATACTGGAGTCTTTCCTAAATAAACATCTTTCAATGCTGCGGTATTGTAATTAGCTGTACCTTTTGTAAATGCTGCTGCTGATGGAAAGCCTTCTATTTCACCTTCGCTAAGAACATCAACAATAGTCGCAAATTGTTTACTCGATAAGGCATCAGAGGGTAGCGAGGAATCTACTACTACATCATCTTCAGAGCGATTAACAATTCCCATTTACGCTGTACCTTTTATCTGTACTGTATCAATTCCTGCTGACACCACCAGCGATCCAGCGAAAATCTCTCCATAAATCACAGGTATTGCTGTTCCTGCTCTTGATGTATTCTGCACTCCACTAAATGAAAAGTTCTGAGATTGTGGATCTTCTGAAACTCCTGGAGGTTGTGGAACAGGAGTAAGCATCTGTGCTGCTCCAGACAATGCTAAGTAAATACCTAAGTTTCCTGCTGCTGCTGCCAAACTAGAACCAAGAGTAATACTTCCTGCTGTTCCTGCTCCAAAACCTATACCAGCAAAACCTCCTCCAGAGGCAGCAAACGTACCAAATCCACCTGTTGCCACTGTTAATCCGACTAAAGCAACTCCAGCTAATATTCTTGTGAAACCCCTCGAACCTGTTGCTACTGGTACTATTTTTATTTCCTGTTGACCTATTGGATTAAATAATTCTGTCTCATCAATCTCATTATTACCGACTTTGATACAGTAATTCTGCTCCATCATGTGCCGTTCCAAATGAGGAAAATTTGCTAATAAAAACTTAAAAGCATGGAGTGGGGTTGATATTTCAGCTTCAAACGTACGCTCTCCAAGAAATCGAGCTAATCTTCCGTAAACTTTAATTTTACTGAGCATAGCGATACCTCTTCTTTGTCCATTCTATATACTTTTGGTCATAAGTTTCCCTGCAACTAAGTCTTTTCACACAATGATGAAGAATAGTTTGATCTCCTATATAGACAGCAGCATGATCCAAAGTTCCTAATCCTGTATCCATAATAAAAACATCTCCAACTTCTGTTTCAACACTATCATCTATTTCTGTAAAACCCAATTTAGGTAGAGCATATTCAAATAAAGGTGACTTACTAAACTCTTCAGGGCTTTTAGGTCGTTTCCAATGTTTTATCTCTATACTTTTCTTTTCTTTATACCAATCAGTAATTAAAGTCCAACAATCTTGAATATCCCATACCCATTGTCTACCAATCAATCCTTTTTTGTAACCTGATGGTTCAAAATAATGCCATTCTTTTGTTTCTGGAGTGACAATATAAAAAGGTAAATCTAAATATTCACAGCTTGCAAGATCAGCTTGACTAGGAAATGGTGGTATTTGTGGATGGCTATGAAAAACAGCGATCACTTCTCCAGCATCTTCAGCTTTTACCCAATCATCAGGATCAATAATAAATTGTTCACCTAAATCTTCTGCAAGATTTTTACAGGGAAAATACTTTTCTTTACCCTTGTAAACAGCTAATAGACCACAAGCCTCATGTGGTGCATCTTTTTCTGCGTGTTTAAGTGCAATATCCTGCCAAGTCATCCAACAAACGTACCAATACCAGGGAAAATATCTCTAGTTGCTATTCTTTTCGGTAGTTTTACGTTTACCAAGTCTAAGGCTGATATTGCTTCCCATTGAACAATATCTCTATTTTCACTTACTTTTCTATCTAAAAAATAAATTTCTTGAGGAAATTCTGCTGTTGGATCGGGAGTACCAAATGGATTAGATTGTGTGGTCAAAGATGAAGTTGTTTGTTGCTGGATCGTATTTGGGTTGTTCATTGTTATTGTATTACCCATTCCATTGCCATGAACTGTGCAATAGTATCTTAAATCATTTGGAGCAGAGGGATAGGCTGGCTGATAGGTTACTGTAGCTCCTGCATTTCCAGCAGTTCCAGATACAGTTGTTGTTTGGGCTCCTCCAGCATCAGACTTTATTGCTAAAGGATGTCCACTATTTGTAGCATCTGATTGGTCAAAAATATAAGTAGAACCTCTTTTCATTGTGATAACAGGATTATTAACACCATTAATTCTAAAAATATTGCCACTTCCAGGATTATGGACAGTAACAGTATAGGTTACAGTTTCAGCATCAGAAGGATCAGCTACAGTTTGAGTTGAGGTAGTGGTGGTAGTTGTAGGAGCAAAGTTAACAGCATCCAGAAAACGTGCCAAAGTTCTAATTCTTGTTAATTTTGCACCATTTAAGTCATTTCCAACTGTGGTTTGGTTTACGTTCTGCATGATTGCAGTAAGCGTTCCAAAAATATTGCTGACAGATATACTAGGTCTTGGTAAAGTTCCTGTTCCTGTAAATTCAAAACCAGTACACTCAATGGGAAATCTTAGATAACTATTACCAGCCCATACAACTTCTCCATTTGCATTGAGATTTGCACCATTATGAAATCTATAAATTGTAGTTGAACCATGTAATGTTGCATCAAGTTGCAAAGTAAACAGTTCTATTACTGCTCCAGGATTTATTTCTTGTAAAGCTGAAACTGGTACTGCCATTAGGGTTCAAATACTTCTTCAAAACTGGCTGAAATTCTATTTCGATCAAATTCAAATATTTCTCTAGAAAAACTTCTACATATCCACTTAAATGTTGTTGTTGTATCAGGAGGAGACCAATCAAATGATGCACCATCTTTTCCTCTGGCTTCTAAAAATGTTTCGATCTCATCTGCATCTTCATCATCGACATTGAATGTAAGATTCCAAACTTTAGGATCTTGATTTAATCCGAAAGTAGTTCTTTGTTGGTAGCCGTCTCCAAATTGAGTAATCCTAAGGTTTGACTGACTACGCTTTGTAGCAGAATATTGTGGGTTGTAACTAGGAAAAGTAGCCATTAGCGTAAACTAGAAAGTAGCCCTCCAGGTCTTTGTTGTTTCAATAACTCTCCTTGTACTGCAACAGATATGAGAGTTCCAAGTTCTTTTGCTCCAGCATCATCTCCTTGAACATCTGAACCTGATGCGTCTACATTAACAACAACACTCGTACTACCGCCACCTCCAAGCTTATTATTTGGCACAATCCTTCCAGAAGAACTTGGTACGAATAACTCTGGGCCTTTTTCTCCTACGATTGAAGGTTTTCCTACAGGTGGTCTACCTCCGTTAGCAAATAAACCAATAGCACCTAAAATACCACCACCTTTTTCTCCTTTTGAACCTAATATTGAACCAAATAATGCTTGGTTAAGTGCTACATCTAGGAATCTATCAGCAACATTGTTAAGTAAATCTCCAAGTGTAGATGTTCCTTTTATAAGTCCTTTGATACCTTCTTTAATATCATTATTTACAGTTTCACTTAGAGATTTAAAAGCATCATCAACTTGTTCTGCTAAATCAACTTGTTTTGTTAATTCTCGATTAGTAATTTTTGCATTTTTTATCGCCTCTACATCTATTTCCATTAGACCCATTCCCTTATCTAATCTTTTTTGAATTTCTGCATTGACTTCTTGAGCTAATTTTACTTCTTCAAAATTTCCATCTAATTTTGCCTGTAAAAGCTCATTTTCTTGCCGTAATTTTTTACTTACAGAACTTTCTATTAAATTTAAATTTTCTCTTCTAGTTGTAATTTTATTAATCTTAACTTCTTGCTTCCCTAATTCATCTAATTCGGCTTTAAGAATTTTTATTCTATCTTGTCTACTTTTAGCACCACTTCTTCCACCGCCAGTAGTGTTTTCTAACCTTTCAATTTCTTCTCTACGTTTTACTATTTCTGGATTATCACTTCCTGCTATAGCCCTATTCCTTTGAGATCTTTCAGCACCTTTTGTTAGTCCAAGAAATCTATCTACAGCACCAAATAACCCAGCTAGTGCAGCTTGCATTTTTGTCATAGCAATAGAAAATTCATTTCCTATCAATCTTGTACTTTCACCAAATTCTCTTAATCTTTCAGTAGCTTCATCTCCTATCACCCTACGCATTTCATCTACAGCTGCATTAAAAGCTGCCTGTTTTCCTCTAACTTCTTCTATAAGTTGAAGTCTTTTTTGTTCTTCAGTTCCTACTAATCCCAAGGATTTTGATAAGGCTTCAATATTAGGTGTTATCGGACTTAAGGCTTGTCCTAATTGTGATACAGCATTTACAGCATTTTGTATTGATTGAACTGCTGCTGTGGCTGCAATACCTCCTGCGAAACCACCCATACCGCCAAACATTCCACCAACACCACCACCAAGACCACCAGCTAATGATGCTATTGGCCCTTGACCAAATAACAGAGGGAAAGCACCACTAATTGCTGCACTTTGAAAATCAAACCCTCGTTGAACTCCGATTCTTTGACCAAAGGTTTGTCTTGGCTGTGGGCCAAATACCCCTGGCCCTGACCCTGCAAACTTACCTCTAGCAATATCAGTTTTCTTTTGTAATGCACTACTACTTAACTGATTATTTCTACCCATCAATTTATTTTGTTCTGCAAGTGCTTTATTTAATGCATCTTCAGCTTTTTTTAATTGAATTGCTGCTTCTGCTGCATCTTCTGTACCTAATGCAACTCGATTAAAATTTCTGGTTGCTTGTGCAAGATTTTTATTTAATGTGTTTATACTTCTAACTTGACTTGCAGCACCAACAGCAGTTTTATTTCCTTTTCTAAGAGCGCCTTCTTTTTCTGCTTGTTTTGTTATTTGTTTATTTGATTTATTAATTGCCTTATTAAGATCCCTTATTTCTTTTTTTGCTTCTTGAAGTTTTCTTATACCTCTTACCGCAATTTCAATATCTGCTCTAGTTGCCACGACTAAACAATAAAAGGTTACTTTATTCTAGCTTATCTCCTTCGTTTTGCTTTTTCAAATGCTTTTTCCTGTTCTTCATTCAAAATTAAAAAATATGCACTCCAACCTACCAATTCTTCCATAGTCATATTTCTTACCTCTACAAGACTTTTACCTAATTCTTTAGCTACACCAAACTGTAACATCATAAGATTATCTCTCTTCAGTTGGTCAGCTAGTTCTTTGGGTCGGGTGCTTCCTCATCTGAATTAATAACAGCAAGCATTAAACTTTGTAAATCACTATCTTTAACTTCATTTTTTAATACATCAATCTCTCCTGCATTAAAAAGTTTTCTACCATTTTCATCTTGTGCCTTAGAAAGTAATAATTGCAAAGCAAAAGCATTAGCATCATCACTTTTAGCCTGTCTTTGTGCTCTTTCTCTTTCTGCCATTGTCAATGGACTTATATACATTTCAAAAATAGAACCATCAGACAATTCAACTTCTTTCTTTTTTGGTTCAAGATTTGCAGCTTTTCTAAGCCTATCTAGTGCTGATAAGGTATTTCCCATAAAAAATAAAATAGTATACTATTATTCTAATGCAAAGCATAAAAAAACCCCAGATTATCTGAGGTTCGTTAAGTTATGCTAATTTAACTAAGCAGATTTGGATAGATCAAATGTTGGAGCAGCACTAGGTCTGAAGGCTATCTCTACAACTTGTCCGTCATCTGGATTTACATTGAAACTCGCAGAAGTAAGAATAATATCTGCCAAAATTGATCTACTTGCGTTTTGATCTACGTTAGCACCACTCATCTGACGATCAATATACAATCTTACCTTTGCACCAGCCTGCTGACGTTGAATAACGTCTTCAACCATTCTACTGGAAAGAAGTGTGTCATCATCTGTTGAGTAAACACTGGCAGAACCACTACCATCAGCGAAACCTGAGATGAATGTTCTAAATGGTGCGGTTTGAGTAACAGTTTGACCAATACTTGTTACGTCAATTTCTGCTCTGGTTATCTCAAAACTCCATTCTCTTACAGATCCAACAACTAATGGTGCTGTAAATGTGATGCTTGCAAATGTGCCAGCAACAAAAGTAGGTGCTGCTGAAGCTGTCAAAGCTGCTCCTCCTGCTGTTGCAGATAGAGTCATAACACCAGTTGAAGCATCATAAGTTTTTACAAAATGATCCCCTGCTGCAATACAGTTGGTAACTGTAGATCCTGCTGGATATGCAAGTGTTACTGTATCGTTAACTTTGTAACCCAACTGAGTTCCTACAGTAATGTTTCCTCCTGATGAAGGAAAAGCTGTAGCTAAGAGAGTTGTTACGCTTGTACCAGCAGGAGAATAATATAACGCTCCCGAAGTACCCGATAGAACTGTAGCCATGATTAATAATTCTAAGGTTTGAACATACGGGTACTACCCGATATGTCTATAGGATAGCGTGAATTACAACAAAGATTCAAGAAATTACTGTAGCTTGAAAATTTGTTTCGATTGTTGATACAAAGAAAGGTCTATCATCTTCAAAAGTAGGCCCAGTTACTTCTCCAGTTCTTACATGAATACCACTTGTAGGTTGTCCAGTATTATTTATTGTTTCGATAGCTGTAAAGGCTGTATTAATTAAAGTTTGACTTCTAGCTGGCCCTTTATCCTTTTCTGCAAAAGCTCTAACAGTAATGATTCCTCTTACATTATCTAATGAAGAAGTTAAACCAACTTCAGTTGTTAATCCAAATTGAACATTTACATAAACAAATTCGCTGTCAGCATCCGATGTTACATCACCAAAGTTATCAAAAAATACAGGAACAGCAGGAGATAACGCTGCATAAGCTGTCTTGATAGGTGCTTCAAATTTTGATCTAATTCCTTGATAATTCATTTAAAACCTTTACTTCTTGTTTTTACTTTTTGAATAGCTTTATCCAATTCAATTTTAACAGTTTTATCCAATTCACCTCCTCTTTCAAATTTTAATAACCAATCAACAGGTGCTGTCCTACTTGAAACACTTTTCTCACTACCTCCACCAATTTCATATCTTAATGATTCACCTTGTTTTCTGCCTGTGTTAGTTTGCACCCATTTTCTACCATCAGCTATTGGTACAGGAGTAAATCTTTTAAATCTTCCAGGAACTTTATCTTCTGCATATCCTTTATGATCAGCAGTATTAACAATGTTAAAACTAATTCTATCTTTACCAAGAATAGCTCTTGTAACTGATTTTCCTGATAATCTTGGCACTTTAATTCTAGCTGGAGCACCTGGTTGTTTTGTTCCAGAAGATGTTCTGCCAACACCTGTAATCTGCCAAGAATTAGAATATTCTCCTGTCCAAACTGGCCCTTTCTTTTGTAACTTAGTCACAGTTTCCTGTGCTGCGTTTAAAGGCCCTGTATATGCAACACTTGCAGCCCAACGATCAAGTTCTTTAAGAAATATTGGTAATCCATTTCTTGCTCTTGCCATTATTGTGGCCTCGCAATAACTGTATGAAGTATAGGATTATCTCCCCTAGATGTATTAATACTAATAATTCTTGCAACTTTATTTACTCCATCTGCTGCATATTGAATCCTATCTTTAACTTTTGGATAATATGTTCCTAACTCTTTATTACCAAAAATAATTTTTAAATCATTTGTCTGACTTGTGCCTTCATAAGTTGATCCAGATACATTACTTATCAATGCTTTCATAGAAATATTTGTATCAGATCCACTTACTTCTCCTGTAGTCGTATTATATGTCTGAGATGTAGCAGTTTTAATATAGGTAACATCAATACCAAAACTACCTAATAATTGTTCTGGTAAACTTTTAAATGTATTGTCTATAAACGACATATTATCCTCTTACTACCCTCATTTGGAAAGATCCTGCTCCACCTAGCATATACGCTCCAAGATAACTTTGTAACCAAGGGTAAACATCTAGAATATTATTAACAGAGCCTACTCCTTGCGAACTGGTACTGAATTTAACTGCCAAATCTCCTAACTTTGCTTCAGAAATATTTCCCTCCTTTCCAGTAGTACCTGTAATAGCATCTGTATCATTTGCCAAAGCTCTAGCTAATTCATATTGTGCATATTTAATATTATTTGGAATTTTTGAACAAGCTAATTCAACACCATCTACCTGATAATTATTTCTTGGAAATTTTAATGCCTGTCCATCATCACATCTATCACCATAATAAACAAAACTATCAATCCATCTGGTAGCTGCTATTAATGATCTATTCTTTTGATCGTCAGTTTTATTATCCCAAGTTGTTGAATCTGGAACTGTTTCAAAATAACTATTAGCTTCAGTCAATGTGACATAGCTATTAGCATTTTCTCCTTTAACAGTTGCATTTATGGTAGCTGCCACGATCTATAAAGTAATTTAGTTTTATTGTAGCGTAAAGAAAAAACCCCACCAATAATTGATGAGGTTTATTGACCACCAATTAAATAATACTAAGGATTAGTACCTGTATCAAGAGGTGAGTTAACGATAAGCTCAACAATAGGAATTAGGTCAGCATCATATGTAATCGCCCAGTTATTATCGTTAGCTAACTGTGCGTTAGTTGGGTTATCAGTAGCAGATGTCCACTTAGTTCCCATAACGTGATAAGCACTGTGGTAATCAACAGACATAACATCTTGCTTAGA